CACGTTTAATTTCGTCATACTGAGACTTGTATATATTTCTCATTGTTTGATAGTATTTACGCCCATCATCACCAATTCTTTTCCATACACCCTTATGCATATTGTCATATATGTTTAATTTTTCTTTATTATTTAAATATACATTCCTACTTTTAGATGGGTCTACTAGCTCTAATGTGCTTTCATATATTACATCATTAAAATCTTTTTGTAGCTCAGGGTTATCTCTGCCCCATGCAGCTATTTTTTTAATTGCAGGTTCTAACTTTTCTCGTGCTTTAGATACAGACCCTGCTTGTAAATATAGTAATCTTTCTAAATCTTTAGCTCCAGGCACTTCACCTTTAGCTATATCTGTTAATGCGTTTAAAGGTAATAACCCTAATATAATATTTTTGCCTGCATCAGGTACGAGAACATCTGACAGTCTATCTTTTATTCTATTACCAATTTCTTTACTGTATACAGGTATATTTTTTAAAGAACTATCCACCAGACCCTGTATGTTTTTACCTGTTTCATGTAAGGAGAACACTTCGCCTGCATCCCTGTTTTTAGGTGCAGGTGCCAACATACCCATGATTACTTCATCTGTTTTGTTTAATTTAGAATCTAATTTTTTAGTTTCCATTCTTAATAGTCGTCTAACTAGATTAGCTATTGCATTTTTAAATCTTTGAAGAACAGTAAATGGCTCTCCCTTTACATTTAACTGACCAAGGTTTTGTTGAAATGTTACATTACTTAGTGCTTCTGATACAAATTCTTCTACGTTTCTTGCCCCGTCTGCTGTGTGCAATGAGTCTTTTACTTCATTAAACAATTTTGTAATTTCTTTTGTTGACGGGTTACCCTTATCAGCAAGTGTTTCTAAAGTAGCAGCATGAACGGCTTCATGTAGTATCGTATGGAAGTTGATACCAGTGTCAGAGTCAAGTCGAATAGTATTTGTCTTTGGATCAAATGAGCCTGCTGCTGCTCTGCCTGATGCATCTTTGTGATTAGATACAATTCTAACCTTGGTTATACCCATAACTTGTTGTAGAGCATTAGCTATTTGCCTTACACGTCTTGTAGGAGCAGTTATCTGTATTACACGTAAAGCACCTTCTAAGTTACCTTGACGTACCAACTTTTCTACCATTGGATGCATGGGGAAATCTAAACTAGCTACTTCATCTGCATACAAGAACCTATACCCTACTTTTTTCTCGGCTGTTTTGCCAAGGTCTAATTCTGTTTTAGGAGACTCTACAGGATCAACTCTATAAACTTCTCCATCTGCAATAGTCAAAGTTTCAGAATCATTGTATAGAGCTTTCCTTACTTTTTCTATATTTTTAGATTCTCTATCTGCTCTTGCTCTATCCATAGCAGCAAGCAAGTCTTTTATATTTTGTTCATCTTCTTTAATTTGTTCCGCTTTTCTCTCTGCCCTTTCTTCGTCTTTTCTTCTTTGCTCTTCTTCTTTTTTAACACGTTTATTGTAAACAGCCTTTTGTGCAGGAGTCATTGATATAAAACGAGCTTTTTGCATACCTGTCTGTATAGCTTTACTTTGACTTGATGCTCTGTAATTATCTAACATAAATTTTGTAAGGTCTTTTTCGGCCACATTATATGCTTCTGCTGCATCTAATCTTTCTTGTTTTTTCCCTACCTTGGCATCAAATTTTACGTGTCTTACTCTTTCTTTGTACCTCTTTTTTATATTTTCTTCACTGTTAACATTATGCATCTCTTGTAGTTTAGATATACTTTTTAAACTTTTTTCAGATAAATTAGCTTCAAGCCATTGAAGTGCTAACTGTGCATTTTCTCCACCCGTAAAACTAAAGTATGCTATTTCTCCTTCGGTAGAATCTTTGTTTTTTGAGTAAATTTCTTTACTATTTAAAGTATCGTACACTATGTGGTTTACTGTTTCATTGGGGTCTTCATTTTTAGAAAAATACATTCTTGCCATTGAACGAGGTGACTTTACTTTTCTACTTGCTTTTGATGACGCCTGCGAAAATTCTGTAGTTGTAAAATCTGATCGTATAAGTTCTACAATTTTTTTCAAATCACTCGTATCTAAAAAATCACCTGCTTCATCTTTAGGCATTGCTTTCCTAAAATCTTGAAGAGATGTACCTTCAGGTTTTCTACCTCGTGGTGATACATCTTGCAGTTCTTTAAAAGTCGCTACTCCTTTTTTAAAAGATTTTATTTCTCGTATTCTTTTAGCAATCTGCTCTTTTAAAGTTGATTTATTTTCTTCTTTTAATTTAGTTTTTAGTTCTTTACCTACAACTCTAGCACGAGTAATCTCTTCCTCTTTTGCAGCTTTTATTTGAGGCCCTGTTGGTTTTCTATCTGGTTTTGATATAACCTTACCTTTTTTAATTTCAGCTTTTGCTTTATCTGCCTCTGTTACAACTTTTTTTCTTTGCCTAATAACTTTTACTTTTTCTTTAATATCTTCTGATAACTTCTTTTTACGTGTTGTCTTACGTTTACCTGGCTGTGGTACAGCTTCAGTTACAGGTTTAGGTGTAGGTGTAACTTTAGGTGTAGGTGTATCGCCTAACTGTTTTTTAGCTCTTGTATCGTAATAACTACCTTTTAAAAAATCGTTATATATCTGTTGTTTTTCATTTAAATCATCTGTTTTTATAAACTCTTTCCAAAATTTATTACGTGCTACATCAAAAGGAGTCCTACCTTTGTCACCTTTAAATGATTCAAAATCTATTATAGGATTTAACTTTTGTTCACCTGTTGTAGGATTTGATTCTACGTTAAAATTACCACTAACTTTGAAGTTTACATATCCCCTAAATGTATCTCTTGGTTTTACTAAATTTTTATTTTTTTCTACTGACTTTAATAATTTGCTTAAAGTAGGTGCTACATTATTTGCTCTGTCAGGAGCTGTAAGTCTAAGAACGTTAAATTGTGCTACCAACTCTTCAGGAGAAAGCAAATAATTATATAATTTATTATCTACATTTTTACCTTCAGCGTTAGCTTCTATAACTTTTTCTCGTAAATCAGGATATAATATATTTTCTATTGCTTTTATTTCTTTATTTATATTTTTGTTTTTATTTACTTTGTTTCCAAGAAGAGAATGTGATGCATGTCCTAACTCATGAGCCATTATATAAGTTATTAAATCTGTGTTTTCTGACATTGCAATATCATGTTGTATAGCAACTCCACCATCCATGTGAGCACCTGTCCAAGGAGCAACATCAGAAAATATTTTTATGTTTGGTATAGTATCTTTATATGTGGATAAAACATTTTCTGTTAACGTATAGAATGGTGTTAATATAAACTCAGGTTTGTAATTAATTTTATCAAATTCTTTTTCTAGTCTTACAGTACTAGTTATAATTCCCTCTTTGTTACCCCCTGATATATCTACATTTCTAAAGTTTTCTTTAGGGTCAGGTTTGTCTCTATTATCAATTAGTTGAGGTTCAGTTGAAGGGTTAAATACATCTTTGCCTACTTCAAATGCATTTGTATTTTTACTTGTATCTTCTTGTTTAGATGTTTTTACTTCTTGTTTTAAATTATCTACTACAGAGTTAAGCTCTTCCCCACTTGTTACTGTAGCTATAGGTGCTTCTTTTGTTATTTTGTCTACTACACCTGCCTTATCTAAATTTTCAGGGTCTATAAGGTCTAATTGTCCTTCAGGTGACAAGTCCTGTAATGGTTTACCTTCTGCTGATAACACTAATTCTGAAGGCTTAGGCACAGCATCATCAAACAATTCTTGTTGCTCAGGTAACTTTTCTTCTGTTTTTACTTCAGTTTGTTTTTTAGGTGTTACTTTTCCTTCTTCATCAAAATCAAATAACTCTTTTTGTTTTGTGTCTGTTTTAGGTTGTTCTGGTACAGGAGTTTCTCCTAAATCTTCACCTTCAAATAAATCTCCTTGTTCTGTATCATCTTTAGGTGTGTCAGTTACAGGGGCCTGTCCTAAGTCTTCACCCTCAAACAGCTCACCCTGTATAGCCTTATCTGCTCCTCTGCTACGAGGGGCTATTAAATCAAATATACCTTGAGCAAGACCACCTACACCACCACCATAGCCTGCCTGTTCCGCTGCACCTTCAAATGTGCCTTGTTCAGGATTATATATTTTTTGTTCTATAAGGTTTTGAGCTACACCTGCTGCAAATTCCTGTGCTGCTTCTTCACCAGCAGACTCAAGTATTCTCTTACCCCTTGTCCTGATGTCCATTACTTCTTTAGCACCACGTGCTTGTTTAAACTTCTTTACAAATCTTAGGGGTGCAAATGTCTCTGCTGCACCTACACCAGCACCTAATGCTGTAGCACTAAGTGTTTGACCTTTAGTAGCCCCTGCTTGTTTTGCACGTTCTCTTGCTTCTCCAGCACCTGCAGCAGTAAATGCACCTATACCTAATAACGGGTTAAGTAGGGTAACAGCTATACCCGCTCCAAAAGAACCTATTGTTTCTCCAAGCTTACGTCCAAATATTTCTTCTGAGCCAGGGTCTGCACCAAATACTTTGTCCCCTACATCCCCTACTGCCTTTACACCTGAACGTAAAACATCAGACCCAACTATGTCTTCTGGTGCAGTTACACCAAGAGCGGCACTTTCTGCAAACCCAGCAGCTCCACCCGGAATACCTTTAAAAAATTCTTCAAACTGGTCAGCAACTGTTACTTTATCTTCAGGGGGTTTTTCAACAGGCGTTACAGGTGCTCTTGCACTTTCACGTAACGCTTTTAACTCGTCTTGGAAAGTCTGTTCTTTTGTTTGTCTTTCTTCTTTTTGTACCTGCTGTAATACAGCATTTATTACCTGTTGGTCTGTAGCATTTGGAGGGCCTTCTACCTCGTAAATAGCTCCATCAGGGCCTTTAACCTCATAAACTGCCATTATGGACTTTTCTTAGTAACTGTAAAATCAGAAGAAACACCACCTATAGTCTCAAGTTTTTGTCGATATGTGTCAGCAATGGCTTTTAACTCACCAACTGCATTACCTACCTGAAGCTGCTCTTCGTCTTGATAAAATTTAATCAACGCATCTATCTTACCTTGTTGATCTTCTGGTAGTATTGATTTAGATGCTTGTAATTTAGATATTATACCTTGATATATTTTAGTATAACCTGCTTGCGTTGATGCTATAGTTCTACTTATGTGATTTAACGCAGTTGATAAGGCTCTTTCCTGATTACCCTGCTCTATAAGTGTTTTTATCTCTCTATCAACTGCTATTCTTTCTTGATCTAATTTACCCTCAAGATTTGCAACCATTACTTTAACAGTATTATTTGCTTTTGCTATTCTTACTTGAGAACTAGCACTCAACTCTGCTCTTAAGTTAGCACCTTCTTCTTTAAACTTAGCTACATCTAAGTTAATTAAGTTAGTAGCATCTTGAGACAAGCCTTTCATCTTTTCTGCTGTAAGAGTACCCATTATAGAAAGTCCTTTTTCTGTTAGACTTCCATAAATTTCCTTATCTTTCATGCTACCATCAAAGGCTTTGTTTTTTATATCTAATTCTTTGTTAATTAAATTTTCTTGAGCTGTAACTTTTTTATCAAATAAATTTTCTAAATCTTTTTTAGCTGTAGCCATTGCATTTAATCTTGCTTTTTTATTTCTTCTACCAGCTTCAGTTCCTCGTCCAAAAGTTTCTCCAATGCCTGATGTGCCACCAGCTCCAACCAAAAAGGATATTAAATCATCCATTCTATTTTGTTTTTTGTTCCCGTAAGCTTCTTTAAATAATTTTTCTGCATTAGCAAGCCTAGTTTCTCTTGTTTCTATATTTCCTTGTAGTATTCCTTTTTGTTCATCTGACATACCTAACTGTTTTTGGAACGTTGTAAAAGCATCTTTTTGTTTTTTGCCAAGGTCTGTTTCAGCAAGTCCTTCAGCAGTATCCATTAAAGACTTATCTATTTTAGCTTGCCCTTCTTGTATTTCTGTACCTTTGTACGAAGGAGCATTAAGGCCTTTAACTTTAGTATTTATTTCGTTAAATAACTTTTCAACGTTTCCAGCATTGATTAATTCTATACCTGACTTTTCAGGTTCTTTAGGTAATTCAAGTTCTTTTTTTGGTTTTATTGAAAACTGTTTAGGCCCTGTTGGTTTATATGATTCTAAACCATAAAAAGGCTCTTCATCATCAAACACAGTGTAGTTAGGTTTTGCAGGGTTTACATCTGTTTGAGGGTTAAGAACATCATCGCTAAGGTCTTTAGTCAACCCAGATTTTTCTAACACATCAGGAGAAACAGTGCCTTGTATATATTGTTTAAATCTTGTTTTAGCTACTGGACTTATAGAAGGTAGGTTATTTTTTACAAAATTAGCTATGTCTTGACCACTTACTAAATTTTCTTTAAACCAACTTGACCATTGCTCTCCTGTAGATTTACTATCAGGAACAGACCCCGCTGCAGAAAATCCAACTATGCCACCCTGTGCGGCTCTTCTTGTCATACCCTGCATATTCTGTGCAGGTGCTTGAGCTAAACCTACAGCTAATGGATTTGCCATTGACGGTGTTCTAGGTTTTGGCCTGTTAAATGGCTGGGCTATACCTCCCATGGGTGGTCTACGTTTACCTGCACCAGCTAACAATTTTTGCATGTTTTTATTACGTTGAGCGTTTTTTACCCCAAGCACTCCAGCTGTTTGTTTTACTAAATCATCTTTAGTCTGTTGAAAAAGTTGTTGCTCCATCTGTTGTTTTATAGTTCCAGGAGTCTGTTGCATTTTAAGCATCATATCTTTTTTCTTTTGATCTTTTTCAGATTTTATCATTTGTAAAGCAATAAGGTCTAAGATATTACGACTTTGTTTATAATTTTGTTGTAATTGTCTAGGGTCTTGCATCATCCTTTGTTTTACTTGTGCGTCTATGCCTTTGGAAAAAATGCTCATAATTGTTACTCTACGTTGCTACTGTTGTTTCAGATGTATCTTCTGGGTTTAATATACTATCTATATAATCTTTTACTTCTTGTGGTATTCCACCGCTTTCCTCTTCTTTTGCTGCATCACCACTACCACCAAATATGTAATTATATAATTCCATTAAACCACCTGAACTTTGAAGCACATTTGCTAACTGACTAGGTTCTGCATAAGTGTATTGTTGTGTTTCAAGAGGTAAATTTTGAAGCAATGACTGCATAAATTGAACTTGTTTATATGGAAAATTCATTTCTTCTTCAAATTGTTCTATATCTGCATCAATACCTTCTTGCTCAATACCACGTCTAATACCTCCCAAGTCAGCTTTCTTATCAATTACGTCAAATCCATACTGAGTTCTTTTATCTTGCTCTGCTATTTTTTTATCTTGTTCAAGATTAAATTGTTGTATTGCTCGTTCATACGCTTGAACATTACCTGTATTTATAGCTTGTGAAATATCGTCAAGTAACTTTGATTCAATTAATCCTTCTTGTATAGCTTGTCTGCTACCCCCATAAGAACCAGCAGCAGTCATTCTTGCAGCATTTTCCAATCTTCTCTTATCTGCTGCAAGTTGTAAATCAGCTACTTGATCGTCTACAACATTTGTAAGATAAGGGTTCATATATCCTGATAAATTAAAACCTTCGTCTGTTATACTTTTAGGAGCATATGCACCCATTTCGGCATCAGTAGGTAATGTTAATGCTGATATACCTGAAAATGCATCTTTTTGTAGTTGAGATTCATCAGCTGTAAGAGGGCCTTCATAAGGCTCATATGGCATATCTGCCAATGCCGCACCTGTTCCAAGCATGTCTGTAACATAAGGCCCTGCATATGAAGATAAAGAAGATTCTATTCCTGTTTGCTTACCTGTAGTTTCACTGTCTGGTACTAGATCGTCTGCTATACCTGAAATATCACTCTCTGCCATATTTACGCCCTCATCATTTGTTGGGGATTAATTTCTTTACCTTGTTGAGTAGTACCTGTCCTTGCCTGCCTTACTCTATCCATTAGCTTATATAGCTCTTTAGCACCTGCATCTGAATTACCATTACCCAACCCGCTTACTACGTCTGCAGCAACTACAAACTCACCTCCTGCAAGGGCTGCAGGGTCTTTACCATCTATTGTAGCAGGTATCGTATCAGCCATACCATCCTCTGCTGTACCTAAATAACGTGACCCCATACTATTAATACCACCCATACCAGCAATACCGCCCCCAATATTATACCTTGGTCTTGGAGCCATATTAGTTATTCCACCTGCAAGTCCACCTCTATTCATTTGTTTAGGTGTAAACGTGGTATCAGTAAAGTATCTACGTCCTCCACTTCCTGGCCTTCTATCTGCATCATCCAAAGGTAGTCGTGTTCGTGTAGCTGTAAGTTCTGGTATACTTCCTTGATATCCCATTGGGGGAGTTTGAGATTTTGTAAGGCTATCAGGAAGTATAAATGGAAGTAAAGCTCCCCCTAGACCCGCTATTGCTTGAGTATTATAACTTGTTTTACCTGTGTCTGGGTCTGTTGTTGCAAATATTTTTAAAGCATCTTCAATAAGTCCTGTTTGAGCAGAGTCACTAAAATCAAAATCTAATACATAATCAGTAAAAAAATCTTGGGCACCTCCATATATATCTGTAAATATATCTGTTAAAGCCATTATGTTTGCTCCTTTATAAGTTTTAATAACTCTTCGTTTTTATCGTACGGACTTATAAGTCTCTTTTCTTCTTCAGGAGTAGCAAATATACTACTAAAATCGTAAGGCGTAATAATGCCTAGTTCTTTATCGGTTTCTACTGGTTCTACAATAGTTGGTTGCAGAAGTTGTTCTAATTGTTGCATGGCTCCTGTTTGTCTAAACTTTTGTTGTGTTTCACCTATTTGACCTTCTAAACCTTTTATTTTACCTGTTTGTTCTCCTACAGTTCCTTCTAAACCTTCTACTTCACCTTCTAAACCACCTATTTTACCTTCTAATCCACCTTTTATATCTTCTAGCCCACTTATGTCACCCTGTAAACCACCTATGGTATCTAAATACTCAGAAATGCTGCTTTGTTGTCCTGTTATTGTACCTGTTTGTTCACCTACCGTACCTTCTAAACCTGTTATTTGCCCTGTCAAACTAGTTATTTGATCTTGGTAATCTCCTATTGTACCTAAGTAATTACCAACTCCTGTACTATCTTGTACCACATCTGAACCTTCTGTGCTACCACTTTCTTGTCCTTGTATATTACCTACTGTAGTGTTTATTGCATCAATGTCGGCTTGTGTTATTTCTGTGCCTATAGAGTTAAATATTTCTGTCTGTTCTATAGGTACGTCTGGTTGTGTAGCTCCTGCATATTCATTTAAAGCTTGAGAAAAATCATACACATTTAAACCGACTTGTTCATTTATGATGTCTTTTACATCTTGAGATAAACCTAACGTTGCCTGAACAGCAGTTTTTGGGTCTGTTTTAAACGTGTCTGCTAATGTTGTTCCAGCTATGTTAGAGTTTTCAGGTGTTTGAATTACAGAATAAGAACCATCTTCAGACTCTGTATATGTTTGCGTAGGGTCTACTAATGCATCCCCACTAATTTCCATATCCCCACTTAAATTTATAGTTTCAAACCCTAAAGATTGTTGATACGCTGCATATGCACCAACACTTATAGGGTTTCCTTCGCCTATATCATACCCACCCTTATTTTTAAAAGTGCTATAGCTATCTATAACTATATTATCTAACGTACTACCTTCTGTATCTTTTACTGTATAATACCCATCAGTATTATATGTTGGTCTTTTAAATTCTTTTATTACTTTTTGCCCACTTGCATTATCCCATTGAGCAAAAGGATCACTTACTTTAAATTCTAATCCTCCATCATCATTTACACTTACAACAGCAGCACCGCTGGCTATGTCAAGGTCGCTAGCTACAGCTGGATTAATACCAATAAGTTCACTTGCAAACCCACTAGTTTTATTTTTTATATCTTCTAACGTAAGTTTATCTGCTAGTTCTGTTACATTTATGTTGTTTAAATTTTCAATCTTACCACCTGATTGATTTTTTATTGTTGTTAAACCTTCTTTTATTTGTTCTCCTGATAAGTTAGTTACATTTAAACCCGCAACTGCAAGGGTATTTTGCAATACTTTAAACTGTTTCTGGTCATACTCATTTTTGTAAGATGCATTGTTAGTATGTAGCCCATCATTTTTGCCTATTGTTAGCCAATGGTAGTATGGGTCTTGGTCTTCACTTAAGTTGTTTAAAGATGCATACTCATCAGGGTTAAAGGTTTCATCCATACCCAGTGTAAATACTTTTTCTGTAGTACTATATATAGGTGCAGTATCATCATCTAACTTATCAGCACTAGCTACTAACTTATTGTATTGATTTTCATAAGTAGTTTCAAATTCTGTAATATCTAACTGTGATTTATTTATTTTAAATTTAAAATCTTCTATTTTAGTTTGGTAATTATTGTAATAGTCATCATTAAGCTGTGTTGCATAATTATTATAAGTTGTTATAGCGTTATTAAGTGTTGTTCTAGTATCTACTGTAGGGTTTCTAGTATCATTAATTCGAGCACTTTCCATAATATTGTATAACCTATCACGTTCCGTAAATCGTGGGTTTAGCTCACTTATTAACTTATTATGCCCATCTATGTTTTGTTTTAAAGATGCAGACTCATTTGTTATTGAAGATGATGTTGTTTTTAATACATCGTAACTATCTCTTACCCCTTGTACATTGCCTGTTTTTATTAAATTGTCTATTCCCGCAGTAAGTTGTTTAAATCCCTGATTTGTAATTGCATTCATTACTTCTTGAGTTACATTACCATTACTAAAAGCAGCTTTACTTGCTGCTGTTATACTATCAGTTAATATAGCTTGTTGGGCGTCACTTAAGTCTGGGTTATCTTTTATGTATTTACCTACTATATTTGTAGTTACAGTTGCCTGTACTAGAGCAGCTGTAAGAGTCTGAGGTGTAATTTCTCCACCTGTAATTGCAGCTGTAAACCCTGCGTTTATAACGGCTTTAGCTGAATCTGGCAGGTTTAAACCTGATGTTTTAGATTCAATTTGCCCTAACCCTGCTCCAATAGCCGCAGATACACCACCTTTTTTAAATGCTTCTATAGGGTCTTGTCCTAACACAATACCTGATGCAGCTGCACCAACACCTCCCCCTATTACAGATGATGCCACTTCAGAACTTGTTGCTGTTTGTGTTGCTGTACCTGCATATTCTCCTGCCATGCTACCTACTTGTTGGGCAACATATACTTTTGCTGCAGCCTCTAATACTTTTTCAATATCTCCACCATTTTGAGCAACATCTGCACCTTCAATAAGGGGTAACGTCCATGCATAAGCTCCTCCACTAGCAGTTATTGCAGCTATTTGAGCTATGGCTTTTACAGGATCATCTTTTAGTGCAAAATGTATTGGATCAAGTATAGGATTAACTATTTCTCCAAGAACATCACCTCCACCTTGAAGTAGATCATGTAGCCCCCCAGTTAAATCAGAAAACCACCCCATCTAACGTACCTTTTCCTTACCGACCATTATGTCCATTAAGTATTCACCACTTTCAGACCTGCCAATTCTTATGTTGGTATCAATTTTTTCAAACACTGTTTTAAAATTGTTTAACGCTTGAAACAAAATCTCTTCTACGTATGCCTTGTAGTTTGCTATCTTTTTCTTTTGTAGATAAGATATATATTCTAACAAGTTAGTTACAAAATTTTCAGGTGTATCTGCATTAAAAATGCGTCCTACCATACTGTTTTTAGATTTTTTATGAGAAAGAAATACTGTATTACCTGCTTGAACAATATCTACTTTATCTGAAGTAGTTTCCTTAGCCATAGCAACCATAGCTTGTGTGAAGGAATACTCCCTTTTTGGATAATAATGGTCTGCCCCTAAATTATTAAAAGCTATGGGTATAATTTCCGCTCCTAATAACTTTTGTTTACTATTTACCATTTGCATTATGATATCTCCAGTATGCTTGCTACAACGTGTAACCTGTTAGCAGTAGCTGCTGTAACTTTTAGTATCTCACCTGTCTTTAACACTAGAGGCTGTGTTAGTAATTCTGCAGTAGCGTTAGCAGATATAGCTTTTGTTTTGTAAAGACTAAATGTAGCAGGAGAAGACTCTGCATCTGTTATTGTTAATGTTATTGTGTCTGCATTACCAGAATCTTCTGATACAATTATAGATTTTACTAGACTAGTTGTAAGAGCAGGAGCTGTGTACAGAGTTGTAACACTAGTGGTTGTTAAATCTTTTTTAGCATTTGTGTATACGTTACCCATTAGCCTAAAAACCAAGCCTGTGCATCAGCTTTATCTGTACTACTAGCGTTACGAAGTGCATTATCTAACTGGTTAAAGTATAATCTTAACACATTAGTAAGCTGTTCCATTGTTTGTGTATCATACTCTTCAGGAAAGTAAGGTAGTACTGGGGCACGAAACCCTATATTGTAATTACTATTTTCTGGCATTATCTTCTCCCATCTGGTCTTAAATCAATTCTAGGTACCCCCACTTGCCAAGTTGTGCCTGTGGTTGTAGACTCTATTTTGATAGACATCTGTCTACCTCTTACCCTCGTATAGACTTGATCTGTATATACCTCTACTGGTGATGTAGCTGAACGAGTTGTAGTTCCAGAATTAGAGCCTCCCTCAGATGTAGGTGAATTTATACCTGATCCAGAGCTATCCAGTGGATTTAATGTAAATGTTGCAACTGGATTGTCTGCAGTAGAACCATCAAAAGTTATGTCAGGTAATAGTTTATACACAAAAGAGAATCTATGTCCGTCATCTAAGTCAAACTCTGCAGATTCTACAAACGCTGTTATAGCTGATGGACTAGCTGTAGAAGTTTGCTTGTCGTCTACACCATCTTCATGGTTTACTAAATTATTATCATACGTAGCCGCTGTAGGATTATCTCTTAAACCAGAACCTATCCAAGCAGTTCTAGCTAATGTACCAAAATACCATGTATCTTCTAAATAGTTATAGATTACATATTTATCTATATTGTTTGCACTGGAAGAACAATAAAACCACCATACTTCATGAAAGGCCTCGTTTGACCCTGCAAATACTTGAGGATACTGTAAAGTATTGAAATCATTAAATACGTACCTACGAACATCACAACGAAGTGGTTGTGAACGCCCATCATATTTATAAAAGTTACCTTTTCCCATCCAATATGCAACACCGTTTGCATAGGCTACACATTTTTGAGACGCAATAGATACGTTTTCACCAACGATGTTAGCATTCCACACATCAGGTAACTTAACATATTGCATGGAATACAAAGCTGTATCAGTCCATACAAGTAATTCTTGACGAGCTTGAGTAGCTGCTACTATTTCGGTGCCACGTGATAATGTTAAACCGCCAGCTTGAGATATCTCACTAGGTGTCCAATCAGCAACTTTTTCTTGGTCTGACCATCTTATATGCATTGGATTTAAAGCTGAAAGAGTTACCTCATTAGTACCAAAACAAAATACAAATCTGTTATCTGATACTAATAATATATTTTGAACTGTAGGTACATCTGATGCACCTGATAATGAAGATACTTCAACAGCCCTAGTAGATAAAGAAGTAGAAGCACCTGAATCCCAAAAGTAAAGTCTACCTCCACTTGGGCCAAATACTAAATCCTCACCAAAGTTAGATTGATTCCATGTGCGAAGTTCGTTAACAGATGATTGCCCTACACCCCATGTTCCAGAACCCCATGAACTTGCACCCCAACCTGTTAAAGGTATAGCAAATGCAGGGCCTGTATTTATCTGATATGCGGCAGATACTGTACCTCCACCTGTTGCACCAGAACTTGCAGCAGAGGATACAGTTATATTATAAGTGGTGGGTGACACTATATCTATTTGAAACTCACCAGTTATTGTTAACCCACCCACTGCACTACTACCACTAAAGGTTACAAAATCTTCGTCTTCAAACCCTCCATTTGCATCTGTTACAAGTACAGTTGTAGACCCATCAGTTGTAGTAAATGGATTCGATAAAGACACAGTAGCACGTAATGGTGTAACATCGTTGTAAGCTCCACCGTTTTCTATAAAAAATTTAAGGTTTGTACCAACACCTAAAAAGTTCTGCCCTGTTATAGTAACCCAGTTAAAAATAGAACGGCATATACCTTGAAATGTAGTTGAAGATATTTGTGCCCATCCACCTATTTTTTCAGGCATACCTTTACGAAACCTTATTTTGTCGCCATTATACCAACCACCTTCGCTAGCATAACGAGTTCTTTCACGATTTATACCACCTTTGAGTGCTAATTTTTTAAGTGTCATGGCTAACCTACTTTTTTCATTCTCTCTATAAGTCTTTCTGCTCTATTTGTAACTTGATTATACCACCTACTTTGCTTCATTTGTTTTGCGGCTTCATCATAGTCTTTGTCTTTTATACCTTTTATCATAAGTTTAAATTTAGAGTAACGAGGATATCCAAGATTAAACATCATATTGCAACATATTCTTTTTACTTCCTCATCCATGTCGTCCCAGTCATCATAAACTTTCTTACAATCATCTATAGTTATATTTATGTCTTTTTCAAATAACGCACTGCATCTTTCGTAAGATACTTTTGTTCCTACGGGTTTTCCATGTTCTGGATCGTCTTCTTTTATAAGGTGCCCAATCCCTAACGTAGGTAAATTTAAGTGGTCTAAGTAAATTTCTAGTTTAAACCCTTCATCTGCTTCAATTTCGTCCTGTAACTTCTTTATATCCATTACTTACCTCTTTTAGTTAAAACTTGTAGTCCCTGTTTACCAAACCTGTATCCAAATGAACTACCAATTACTATGTATAACATGTTATGAAACC